TGAGCTTGCTGCTGTTGGATTTCCATCTGTAACTGCTCTTGAGATTTAATCAAGCCGTTAGTGTCGATACCCAATGAAGCACCAAGCCTGTCGATGTAGTCATCTAACATCAGATGTTTAGCTATCATCTCTGGGCCAAGAGGTTGCAACGACTGTATGAAGGTCATTAAGTTGTTAAGGTCATTACCCCGACCCAACGCTTCTATGCCAGTTACTACAGAAGGTTTCAAAGTGTCTTTAGGGAACTTGGGCATTTTGCCAGCCCGTTCCATTCGATCTAAAATCAACTTGACTAAAGGCATTTGGAACTCCATAGACAACACAGAGTAAACACCACCAAGGGCAGCCTCTAACTCTTTAGCTTGCATTCTGATCTCTTCCGCTGTAACCCTCTCAGCATTTCTAGTAACTGATGAAGAGAGCAAGAAGGCATAACCAAGTCGCTCTGTGATCACTTGTGCGGTATCTTGAGCGACTCGTAAATCAGCTTGCTTCTGAGTTTGTAGCGTTGTTACATCGTTAGCATCTCCCTGCACGATTCCACCGTTGGGAGCTTCTGCTAGGGTTTTAAGTCTTGTTGTACCATTAGGTCTAACAAGGAAAAGAACCTTGGCTGAAGCGGCAGAGCCTTCTACAATAGCTTGCGTAAGAGCCTCTAACGATTTCAAATCACCAATGAATTCCTCGCATAGCCCTCTGCCATAGTCTTCACCAGACATTGAGGTAAAACGCAAAGCTAACCAAGGGGATTTATCAACAGGGTATTCTCCTATTGAAGATGGGATTTTCAATCCTTTAACTTCTTGATGAACGTGGAACTTCTCACCAACCCTACACACATAAGTGAATAGGTCTAGGTTCTTGGCATCCTTGTATTGGGATTCACCCTCAACCATTGGTAGTAGCTCTAGAACCTCTTTAGGGAGCATTCTAGGGGAGACCGTTTCTTTCACAACAATCTCTAATAGGTTTCCATCGGTGTCTCGTTTAACACAATAACGGTCTAGTCTAAACACCTTCATTTGCCCTTTTCTAGGCAGATGCACTAGAGCGTTTCCTGAAACAATCAGTTGCTTTAAAGCCTCAAATACAGGCACTCGTATGGCTGAAGATTCTATCTCGGACATCGCTATACGTTCTAGCTTTGACATAGCCTCTTCGGCCTCTCCACGCTTACCCCCTAATTCTTCTAGATCGTGATCATCAATCGTCAATCTGAAGAAGGGGGAGTTTGGTGGGAGTAAAGCCATGAGTAGCTTTGATGCGAGGTTGTTAGTGCCTCTACTGCCTACTGATTGGTAGGGGGTGTTATAGACTGTTGAACCTGTGTGACCGTCTGGAGGCATCAACATGGGGATTGTGAGTTCTGCTGATTCTCTGGCTCTTTGAAGAAAGGTTTCCCTTGCGTTAATTAGTTGGGTATAGCGACCTTCAGCCTGTTTCGCTCCAGACTCTAGCCCATTTAGTTGATGCATGTTTCACCTTTCTATTTGGGGATGGCTAGGCCAGAACCTCCTGACCCTCCAACAGAGACGCCAGTAGTGGCTGGACCCTTATTGATAAGGGTTTTTCTACCGACTTTTGCTTTAGGATCAAGCTTCTTCTTGGGGTCTGTTTTTGACATGGTAGCGTCTGTTTTATCTACGCTTGCCGCAACAGCAGGTGGTGCTGGTGGGGGTGGGTATACGGTTTTAGAACACACAGTTCTATTCTCCTTTTTTTATTTTGGTATGCTCAGACCTGAGCCTTTTGAAGACCCGGTCATTGTGGAAGCACCGGGGTCTTTTCTTATTCTGTAGTTTGATTTGCCTAGCCGTTTCTTTGCTAGGGCTGTCTTGTCCTTCTCGCTCGTACCCTTCCGTTTAATCACGGGGATTGAGTTTGAGTCTGGGGCGGCAGCGGATTTGGCTGCCTGTGGGGTGGGTGGTGGTCCAGCCCCTCCGCCTAAACACATAAGTTACTCCTCTTGGTCTACTAAACTTCTTATGTAGTTAATTATGATTTGTTTGCCCTGAAGAACCTTTAAATCCCCTAACGTAAGGTCTTGATTTAAAGGGACTTTATCTGGGAACTGCTCTTCCAAATGCTCCAGTAACCACAAAGGAACTGGAGATTTAATGTCACTATATAAAGCCAACTACCACCCCCAAGAACCTGACATTCCGTCAGCAGAGTAGTCTGTTACCTTTCCCTCAAAGAAATTTTTAAGACTATCCCCAGAGAGGATATAGTCTAGCCAAGGGATGGGGTTCTCTTTAATGCTCCAGTTCTTCTTCAACCCTAATTGGATCAACCGTCTATTGGCTATCCATCTTATATACTGTTTAACCTCGCCAGCTGTGAGACCCTCAACCGCACCCTCTGAGTATGTTAGGTCAATTACGGCATCTTCTAGCTTGACCGCTTCCCTGAACATCTTGTAAATGTCTTTTTTGAAGTCATCGGTTACCACTCTAGGATGTTCTTGACAGAAAGCTTTAAACAACATGGTCATACCCTGGACATGCATTGTCTCGTCTCGGATAGACCACTCAACAACCTCAGACATTCCTCGGAGCTTACCAACCCTCTGATAGTTCAATAGCATTATGAACGCTGAGAACAGGCTCATGCCTTCGTTGCAACAAGTCTGTGCTAGAGCTTTAGCTAGACCGTGTTGCGTGTGGACATCATTGTCTTGCATGAATTCAATCTTGTCCTTCATCTCCTTAAACTCTAAAAATTTAGAGTACTCTGTTTCGTGAAATCCCAAGGTGTCGTTGAGCAGGGCATACGCCCGTTGGTGAATGACTTCTCGGTTAGCAAATGACAACAACATGTGCCTGATTTCATTGTTCTTAAACTTTGGTATAAATAGGTCACAGTAGTTTGCTGCCACCTGCACATCCGACTGTGTAAAAAGCCTGAGTATTTGAGTTATGTGTGCCTTCTCTGTATCGGAGATGACTCCTGTATTCCATTGGTTTACATCTTCTTGGAGATTGCACTCCGACTCTAACCAATGTAGTTTCTCATGCTCTAAGGCTAGTTCAGCAGCCCACTCGTACTTGAACGGTCTATAAGATACAGACTCACTAATCAACCCTGACATGCCAAACACTCCTCTTCAAAATCTTTAAGAGCGTCTCGTTCTACTCTTATGGAAACCTTCTCGGCAGCCTTTGAAGACTCCGTTCTTAGGTAGTACAGTCCTTTCAAACCCTTCTGCCACGCTCTCATGTGTACAGCATTAACATACGCTTTATCGCTCCCTGAAGGGAAGAACAGGTTCACAGACTGGCCTTGGCAGATGTACTCCTGTCTAAACCCTGCGTGATCAACAACCCATCTCTGGTCTAGCTCAAATGCCGTCTTGAATACTTCCTTCTCATGCTCATCTAGAAAGTCCAAGTGCTGTACTGATCCATCAGCGTGTAGGATGGATTGCCACACCTCCTCTGTGTTCTTGCCACGATAGCGTAACAACTTGTCTAAATGTCTGTTCTTGATAAGATGCGCTCCAGCCCTCGTCCTGTGGGTATAAGCGTTAGACTTCACAGGCTCTATTGATGGGGTTGACCCTGTAATAATGCTGCTGTTTGCATTGGGAGCTACTGCGAGAAGGTGGGCATGTCTCATCCCTGTTCCTTCCATGTCATACGGGCATCCTCTGGCGTCTGCTAACTCTTTTGATGCTTGCACAGCCTCACTTTTAATATGGTTGAACATATACCTATTTAGTGATACAGCGGCAGAGCTTTCCCATGCTATGTTGTTTTTCTGTAAGAGGCCATGAAAACCCATAGCTCCTATACCAATGCTGCGCTCTCTGAAGGCTGAATTACTAGCCCTTCGTAGCGTATCTGGAGCTTCCTCAATGAAGGCTGTCAGGACGTTATCTAGGAACTCTGTAAGGTCTCTCACCATTCTGGTTCCTTTCCACTCGGTGAAGTGTTCTAGGTTCACAGAGGACAGGCAACAAACAGCGGTTCTATCCTCGGAAGTGGGTAGGTGTATCTCGTTACACAGGTTGCTCCCCTTGATGCTAAGACCTTGTTTTTTAAGGCTTTCTGGCAAGGCTTCATTTGCTGTGTCGATGAAGTTGAGGTAAGGTTCGCCCGTCCTAAAGCGAGTTTCCAACAGACGCTCCCATAACTCTCTAGCAGGGATGGTTGCCCGGACCGTTCTATCGTTAGGGTCTAGTAATTCCCAATCTACTCCTTCCTTAACAGCCTCCATAAAGGCATTGGTGAGGTTCACAGCGTTGTGTAGGTTGAGGCACTTCCTGTTAGGGTCTCCCCCAGAAGGCACACGCATGTTAACGAACTCTAAAATATCAGGATGGTCAATATCCAAGTAGGCAGCATAAGAGCCTTTTCTTGTCACCCCCTGCCTGTAAGCGTTCATGTCTGAATCTACTGTTTTCAAAAAGGGTATGAGGCCTGGTGATATCTGTGATACCGCTCTAACGTCAGACCAATGCCCTCCAACACCACCACCTTTGACAGACAGCCACCGTAGCTCTGCGCTATGGTCTATGAGTCCTTCTAAGGAGTCAGGAACATAGGTCAGGAAGCAAGATATGGGTAATCCTTTATGGTCTCTCCCTTGCTCTGGGGCGTTAGAGAGGATAGGGGAGGAGAACATGAACCAACCTTTGGATGCATAGTCATAAATCCTCTGAGCGAGTCCCATATCGCCACCACAGTAGGCAATAGAAGCTCTAGCAAAAGCCTTCTGTGGGCTGTCTTCATTACCTTTTTGGTAGTAACCTACAAGTAACATCTTGGCTTGCTCAGACAACAACGCATCTCTTCCTACATCAATCCTTATACCGTTGAAGTCCTCATACATCTTTAGTGCCTCCAAAGACGATCATTTTAACTTCCTCTATTAGGTGCTTCAAATAAACCTCTGCTTTCAATAAATCTTCTAGTTGCTCTAGATCGGTCACACCCTTGTAAGGCCATCGGGTGACGTATTTCACAATGTTACCCTCTCGATAATCTAACTTGTTCGCAACAATATAAGTAAGAGGCTCTATGCCACCTTGAGTATAATGCGAGGGTGAATTTATGCGGTCTTCGGTATCCATAATCTTACTGCTCCTGTTTTAAAATCAAATTCACCATCCTGTAGAATTCTAGCTAGTCTTGCATTCTCTACAGCATCGGCATGGGTCTTACCTTTCTTTTCATATGTTGCTAAAACGACCTCCCACATCTCGTCTAGTTTTGTTAAACCAGCCATCAATTTTAAAGCCGTCTTGATACCTACCGTTGGGCATCCGGGGTAATTATCTGCACTATCTCCAACTAACGTCTGGCACATCCAGTTCTTGTGAGCCTGTTCAGGAGAGGTGAAGTGGAGTTCTCCTTTTGCAAAGAGAAAACCAGGGATAGTGAACATATCCTTGTCATCACTCAACATAACCGTTTCTGTTGGGTATTTGGTGTGCATTAATCCTAGCAAATCATCAGCTTCTAATGTGGCTGTCTCATGGGTTATGTAAGACTCTTTTACTTTGTTGATGATTGGTCTCAGGCCTATCGGTTTACGGGCAGTCCTGTTAGCTTTGTAGGTATCACTAATAGTCTTTCTGAAGTTTGCTTTGGGATCGCTGAAACATACTTCTATAGTGTCTGCCCCCACTTTGTCTCTAACACCATTGCAGTAATCTTGAAAAGCGACATAGCCTTCTTGAGCATCAACGTGGACAGTCCACAGGTCATCTCCCCAATTGATGGAGGTTTCCAAAGAGGCTGCTATCCTATAGACAACAAGGTCACCGTCTACTAGTAGTCTAGTCATCGAGCAACTCCTCTAGTTCTTCAGGGAAGATAGAGGGCATCTCATCATTAAGAATCTTGAAGCACTCATATGCAACTTGTCTATGCTCTGTTTGAGAGCCTTTCTTCATACGCTCTTGGACATAGTGAAGCCACGACCTTACGGTGCCAGCCATGATCACGGTGGTTGGTGTCATGCCTTCAGGTAGGACGGCTCTGGCAACCTCTAAAGCAATGCCTTGATCTATGGCTGCCTCGTATGCTTTAGCTGCATGGTAGTGAACACCTTTTTGGGTTTCTAGCCAGTTTGTGTCCTTGGCAGTACCTGTATCATCTATAGAGTTCTGTCTATTGATCGGGTCTTTCAGGCGTGATGATCTGAAGTATGGGTCATCAGGTGCTTTGGCATATCTTTGGCTGTACTCCTGAAATGAGAAGCTTCTGTGCCTGATGATTTGGTGAGCCACATCTCTTGTGGTCTTGACCTCAATCTGTACTGAAGCCATCTCAAAAGGTGACCAGTGGTTGTGTTTGATCAAATAGGCAATGAGCTTCTTTGATGTCTCTTTGTTGAATTGATTAGCCGGGTTTGAGACCCTTGCCGAATAGACAATCATTTCCTCTGCGGTGGTTATCCCATGAGGGAATATCTCTGATGAGGGCTGTGTGATTCCTATCAATCTTGCTGTATGCATATCTTCTCCTAAAATAATAAACTGACCGCTTCTATTGCGGTTTTCTGTGGTATTTTGAACCACTCTCTTTTTTTACACATGTTTCTGTCCTTAACTGCCTTCCTCCCCACCAAATATCGTAAAGCCCTTTCGGCAACCAACAGGTCTTTTTTGGGTACTTCTTTTGACCATATGATTTCTATTGCCTTAGAGGGAGATGCGCTGTTGTAACCCGTCAGCCTCTTTTGCATGTTTACAGTTCTACCGATCTTCACATACCCCTCCTCCTTGGTGTTGATTGCTAAATAAATCAAATTAGTGGGTCTCTTTCCATGAGTTTCCAATGTTGTATTCCCCTGTCATGTGAGGCATTCCAAAGAGGTCTCCTGACTTCTCAATACACTCGACAGCAATCTTACCAACACGCTCTGCTACTGATGGTTTACATAAAATTTGCAACTCATCGTGAACATATGCGACTTGGGTATACTGTCCGTGTAACCCCTGGTTTTTCAATTCCTCATTAAATAGAACAACCCAGTTTTTAGCTATGACTGCACCACAGCT